ATCTAATATCAAACCTTATAAGTCTATAAGCATCAAAGAAATTTTCTACTTCTTTCTTACCTTGCTCACTTGCAAGATAATTACTAACTGCTTCAAACTTAATACCATTCAAACCAAGGCTTTGTGCTAAATTATTATAACCAGCAAATAAACTGGCAAGACTTTCGGTATAATTTCTATTTGTATCTATAGAATCCATGACTGCTTTGATATTGTTTTGTGACATAAAATCAAAATATCCAAGAACAGATCTAACACCACCATTAGTAATCAATTGCTTGGCTTTTGTATAATCTGCTTTTAACTGTGATCCTTCATAATTGAATACATAGTCATTAGCTATAGTTACGAATCTATCATCTTTTGTATGAGCAACAACTCTATAAGAAGGATTGCCTATTCTGTTATTGTTACTGATATACAAAAACCTTTTTTCATCAATGGCATCTTTTAGCTCTGTATCAGTTTCGTCCATAGCAAATGTCTGATTGAATTTATTCATTACATCATTGTCTATAACTTCTCTTGTAACTATAAACCCTAGACCATCAGGTACATTAGATTGTGCAGCTTTAATTATATCTACACCCCTTGTTAGAAAAACATTACCATCACCATCTTCTTGTAAACTTAAATTACCTGATAAATCAAAGAGTGCTGTTTTCATTGCATTTTCTAAACCTCTTGGTGTTTTTGCAACATTACCTTGCGATAAAGAAAACTTAACTCTTTTCATCAATTCAGCTTTTATAATTGGCTCTTTGAACATAGCTTCTGCCATATTACTTGCACCACTCTGTTTATAAAAATTTTGCAATACTCTTGTTTGATATGGCACACCACCGATATCATTACTAAAGAATCTTTCAAACCAATTGTCATCTATTTTATCAGCTAGATTTTCAAATGCATTATTGAATATTTCTTCTTCAGTTTGATTACCACCGAAGAATTTTTGTGAAGGTATTAGATCTGCTAAATTTCTGTTTGCAGATTTTGGTTGGTTTATGTTTCTAAAATAATCAGCATCAGGTGCAAACATAGCTGATTCCATTAAGTTTACATTTATTCCAGACGTATTTTCTCCAGCAATCCACATAAATAAACTATCATTGCCTCCTGATTGATCCATGTACCCTCTTTTAATTGACTGATATAATCTTTTGATATTTGTAAAGGCTTCAGGTGTATTTACACTTTCAATACTTTGAAATAGTGTCTTTGCATATTCAGGAATATAATTAAAAGCCAATGCTTGCTTGGTTACAAATTCAATGCTTTCTTCACGAATATCTTCGTTATCACTCAGAACATTTATTTCTGCACCTGAAGGCAAAACCTTTGGCATTATCTTTTCTAATTCTGTTCTATGATCTTTTGGTAACTTAACACGATTACTAATAAATGTGCCAACTTGAGATAATAGTCTTGTTTTATTAATGCCTTTCTGCCAGTTTTTAGCGTATGTAGCTACAGCTTTTACCCATTCTTCTTCTGAGTAGGCATTCAGTTGTTTATCAGGCCCAATCAAACCTTTGTTTTTTAATATTGCAATATATGAAGGACTCAAAAGTGTATCAGGATCTACGGCTACTACACCACCACTACCAGTAAACATTTTTTGCATATGAGCTTTGAATTGATCGATAGTTAACTGAGCATTCTCAGCATGAACTTTTTTGATAGTAGATAATATTTTTTGTCTTACATTAGGCTTAACATCTTTATGACCAAGTAATCTAATCAATTCATTCATTTCAACTACTTTAGCTTTGTTTTTTAACGATTCTCTAGTTTCAATATCACCTAATTCATCTATTGCCATTACCATTGGTTCAGCTGGTTTTATAAGACCAAACTCTAAATTTTGTAAACGTGTAGTAATACCATCATTAAAATCATTCACATTCTTTGTATTCGTTGTTTGCTGTGCAGCTGCTTTGGCTTTATGATATCTAAGCAAATCAGCTGGTAATAATTTACTAACATCACTTTCGCTAATAGGCTGATTAAGTATTAACCTAACTCCTAAGTCAGCAAGGATATTTGCTGATGCATATCTATTTGCTTCTCTTTCTTCTGTGTCTTTTTTATCATAGAATGCAATTCTAGATTCCATTACTTGTTGAATCTTTGCACCATCAATATTTTCATCATTGGCAAAACTCTTGCCAGTATCTAGTGCCATATTCAACATATCTGTTATAGAAACACCAGCCTGATATGCAAGATCAACTGCATTACTAGAAACATTTTGTTGTAACATTTGATTATAACCAAGCTGAAAAGCCATTGCATCTTTTTTAGACTTAGCATTATCCTCAATAATAGTGAATATTCTAGCTTTTTCATTTTCTATAAATTCATATTCTAAGGGGTCAGCAGTTCCATTTACTATGATATTGGTTTCCATTGCCAACAGTTTTTCAGAATATTTAGTGGCTTCAAAAAGAGTTGTTTCTTTTACTTCTTTCAGCTGTAAGGCAGATGCTTTTCTATTTGCCTCACCCCAAATTTTGCCTAAAGCTGGGCTAATTACATCAAATACTTCAGGTGCTACAGTACTTTTAATAGAATCAATATAAGATTTAGATGCTTTTTCTACAACAAGACTGCCACTTTCATCTACCTTACCTTGATTTTCTAATAAAGATTTTTCAGAAACACTTATTGCATGATTCTGCAAAGCTAAACCATAACTATTTATAGCTTCTTTTTTAAAATATGCCTGGGCTTTTCTTATATTAGACTTATTATAAATATCTGCTGTAAATGAATTAAGGGTCATTTGATCTAATGGCTTGGGTATAATATTACCATTATCATCTGTTATAGTCTGCGACCCAACTCTTCTACCTTGTATTTCTGCATTTAATACAGCTTCCTGAAACTGATTGTCATCAATAAATTTAGTTACATTACTAACTGTATTTGCAACATTTTGTGATGCTTGTGCTAAAGCTAAACCACCAGACGATACGTCCATTTGAACTGGTCTTACACCATATCTTCTAGTTATTGTTCTTTTTATTGCCATTATGCTTTTCCTGTTTTATTTGCATAGTATGCTTTAGATCCACTTGAAGCTGCACTACCAAGACCAGCAATTAAAGCAGCATCACCTTTTTTCTTTGATGCTTTAGCATCTAACATAAATTTTCTTCTGTTTTGTCTACCCATAAATTTAATAGCAGATATATCAGCATTTGCTATTTTTGTTTCTCTTCTACCTATATTCTTAAAACTTCCACTTGTGCCTACTGTTACACCACCAGCTGATTGTGTTGCTGAGATTGCAGCTAATTGTGCATTTAATTGTGCAGTTCTATTGATAGCCTCTTGATCTGCTTGTATTCCAGCAACTTCAGCTTGTTCTTCTGCTTGCTTTGCTTGTAAAGCATAAGCATCTTTTGCCTTCATAGCAGCTGCTATTGATAAAGCTGCACTTATGCCATAACCTACTGCACCCATTATACCTCTACCTCTAGCAATATACCATTTAAAGTTAATGGCAATGGTTCTTCTTGTGTTACTGTTACTCTACCCTCTTTTGACCAACCTAGTAAATACACTTCTTTTCTTTGTGTTAGTGCTGTTGGTTCAATAGAAAAATCATCTGTTACTGATCTAAGTATTATTCTTGTGCCACCAGCTTTAACATTTAAAGTAGAAACAAGATCTAAAACTGCTCTAACTACTCTTCTTTTTTGACCAACACTAACCCCATCAGGTAACTGCATTTCAGGTGGTAGTGTTGTTATCTCAGGAGTATAAGCTAATCCTATTTCAACAGAAGTGACAGAATCATTTAACGTTACTTGACCACTTCCATTTGTCGTAAAAGTGCCTAGGCTAAAATTTCCAGATTTGACTTGAACTTGTGTATTAGGTAAGTGCGATACTGTCCAAGTATTAGTAGAACTAGCTGTCTGCTGTGATGCCATATCAAGATGATAATTATTTGAAAATAGCTCTAATGACTTAACTGTTGAACTATTAATTGTACGTTCTACAACTGTAAATATCTGTCTATTTACATTAACCATATTTTTAAAATTACCATTAGTATCGTATCTTACCCAACCTTGTACTTTTTCTTTTCTGATAGACATAAACACTGGCATATGCCCTTCATCATTTAAAAGGTAAAGATAACCCTCCATCTGGTCAGATGATTCTCTTTGTGCTTCAATAGCTGATGGAGTTCCTATTAGATGCTCAGATAATAATGTTATTGAGTCAGAATTATATGCTTGTGAGATATCTGAAAATATAAACTCTCTAATTGCACCTTTTGATTTTGTAAGAAAAACTATTGCTCCATCAAACTCTTGTGGTTGTACTGATCCTGAACCATAGCTTGTTTGTTTCTTAACTGTAATGGTCGAGGGTGTAAGAGGTTTGTTTTCACTTGTTGGCACAAAGAGTTCTTGCTCAGAAGTAAAGATTGTGAGAAATCGAAATGATTGCAAAGCCTTAATTTCTGATACTTGGTTTTCTGCGATTTGGATTTGTATTGATTCGTCATCTTGTCCTGTTCCTACGTCAAAATTTGTAAACTCTGCTATCTTTGACATAAATAGAAAGTTTGGTAAATCTCTGCTCCCCCCAAATATTAATCTTTGGTCATGCAAAGTTACTGTTCTTGCAAAACCTCTTACAGTACTGAAAACAGGTTCACCCCATTCTGTAATAGCATTGGTGTTTGCTATAGCTCCTGATAAGGTAGCAGTAACCACTGTGCCACTTGTGTAACCAGTTATTAATGCATGACGTACTGTATTTGCTGAATCCACTAGTCTAAGATAAAGCCCATTGTACGATGATGTAAATGCAGTTGCACTTGCAGTTAATGTAACAGATCCACTTGTTCCACTTGGTGTAATGGTTACACTACCAGCTGCAAATTTATTATATGGTTGAAACTTCATACCTGATGATGTGTCAAACTCGTATGCTGATCTAGCAAAGTTTGTTGCACTTGTTCTTGTCAATTCTTGCATAGCCATGTCAGGGTGAGTAATAAACATAGTATCACCACTTTGAGTTACGACTAAACTGCCAATCATTGCAGTAGTCCAAGGACAACTTGTTATTGTTTGTAAAAGATTTGTTGGATCTGAAATATCTATAATTCTTAGTTTTGTATTACTAAAAAGAAGAATATATGCTTCATCTTCATCATAAACGTATGGTTCTGCCTGATAGTCATCATTTGCGAGGGTCTGAAGGTATCTTAGCCCAGGTCTTCTAGTGCAACCACCTTGAGCCTTTAACCTTACGTTACGGAGTCTAAAAGCACCATTTCTGTAAGCCTCGGCATCTACCCTAGATGACAAAAGAGGGGATAACTCCCCTGATGAAAAATTTGTAGTAAATTGTCTTAATAATGCCATTCATTCAACTCGTTGATTCTCCTTCGATCTTTGCATAAATACCTGATCCAAGTCTTATTTTATGAAATCTACTGAGAGCAACTTGTTGTGTTGTAACCTGTTGTGCATCTCTTGCTTTTGCTCTTCTAAACTGCACCTCGGCTAACTGGCTATAGGATCTTGCAATATCACCTTTTCTCGTAACTGCCAAAGCCAAAACTGATGCAAGGCGATATATAACCCATAAAGTAAATGCTGGTGGCCAATATTGTGTATCTACTCTGAAAATATAATTAAGAACAACTCTGTCATTTTCATTTGCATTTAAATAGATTGCTCTCTCATATATATCATATTGTTGAACTGTATCATCAATTGTAACAGTTTGAACTTGGACAACAGCTGGTTCAGTAGGTAAGGCATAAGCAGCTGCCCAACGATCAACTGGTGTATCAGCTAATCTAGATAATACTTTCTGACCAGTAGCAAAGTTCCAATTATTTTGTGCTAAACAATCTTCAACAATATCTTCGTAGCTTGTATTCATAACTAAGGCTTCATCAGTACCTTCTGTAAATGATGAAAGTGGTTCCATGCCCACCATTACCATAGCTCTTTGTGCTACCTCAATATCCGTCTTAGCTGTTTGTGGCATTCTTACCTCGGAAAGTTTGGATTACGATCTTTTTTCTTTTTAGATAAAGTAGCATCTCCTACTTCCTTTGT